CGAAATAGTTTTGCCCTGTCTCAGCGTTTAACTGCATTATAGTTTCTCTGTTTTCAATATCACGTAAAGCATTAAAAGCAAAGTCAGTTCTTTCTTTTATAGCATATGGATCTGATGCAAATGATTTTATAGCATAACCTTTGTCAGTCATACCATTTACAACAATATCTACAAACTTGGACAACACAGCTACTGGCTTCCAATCTAAATTAAGATAAGACAAATCACCGTTAATAGATAATTCATCTTTATATTTAGCTACAGACTGTTCGCCTCTAGCGTACAATCTTAATCTGTGGAAATCCTGCCAATTGTTTCCAAAGCGACCACCAGCTCCTAAGCCACGATCACCTCTGAACCATTCATTTTCAATGGCTCTACCAACTTGATAACCGTAATCTAAAGTATTCTTTTCTACGTCTGGTACCACCTGACTTGGAAACGAACTATTAACATTAGTGTAAATCATCTATTTTATTATTTTTGATGTATGACCTGTATTGTCGTATTTGCCGAAGCTTAAACTAACTGGATCTTTTTTTACTAATTGAACTGGAGTATATTTATTTTTATTACAAGCCATTATAGCTAATCCTGAGCTTATCGTTGCATCAAACTTAGTTCTATTATTTATATTGAACTTAGCCCAATCCTCTAGTGTTCTTTGAAAATACATACTTCCATATTCATTTTCTTTTAAACCTACATAATCTTCTATGTACGATTCAATAGCAGCAGCATGTGCTTGCTTGATATCTTCTGATGAGTTAGGTATTCCACCTATCTCTCTTTCTGTAACTGAAAGCTTGTTGTAAAGTTTATCAGGTCTATTTATAGAAAACTTCCTATAACCTCTACGCTTTAAGTAGTACAGTAATCTTGGTTTGTTATTCTCTGCTAGTATAGGCATACCATAAAAATGTAATGCCATAAGTACATCTTCAAAGAATATTTCTGCTGTTGGTGGTCTTGATATATATTCTAAGAAAAACATATTAAACGGAGCGTCTTCCATGCTGAACTTAGTTAGACCGTGTAAAGATCCTTTGGATCCTTGCTTGTCTACAGTTCCTGATATATCATAAGAGTCACAACCAAAAGCACCGATATGTTCATTGCCAGGATATTTAACTCCATTTTTTATTATTACACGATTCTGCATGTTTGCAGGTGGAATCCAAGAAACAAGAAATCTACCATTTTTTTCAGGATAAAAATTAACTGTAGTATCTTTAATACCACCAGCCCATTGAAAGTTACCTTGTGTAACTAAAACTTTATTTTTAACATCTTCATTGTAATCTATCTGTTCGTATAATTTAGTTAGATTAAATAAAGATAATTTTGCTTCATCTCTAAACGCATGCTTTTCTGTTCTTGGGAACTGACGGTAGTATTCGTTTAAACCGTCTTGATCGTCTTTAAGACCATCAACTTCATTCTCCCAATGTTCTATAACACCTGTTGTTATTAAGTCGCCTTGCGGGTCTTTAACTGCGTCTTTTGGCGTTTCGAATACAGGTAGTCCATAAGCATCAATGAATCCTTCGTAGTTCCATTCCATAGGTATGAACAAAGAATATAATCCTGAGCTAGTCTGTCCATTGCGGTTTCTCTTTGTAACGTCTGAAGCATAGTATAATTTTTTAAAGTTTTCACCACCTTTATCCAAAGCGTTACTTGTAGATCCCATTAAACATTTACCTACAATTTTACTACCTAATCTTAATGTCGTCTTCGTGACTCGCCAGTTGTTGAGGATATTGTCTGGCCTCTCCCATTTGCCCGATTCGTCGTGTACGAGGAGCTTGAGCTTTTCACCATCGTACGAGTTGTCCCCTGTGTTCTTCCAGTCGATCGTGGTGTCGAGACCGTCGATCTCCTGTGGTGCTTCACCTTGATCAAGTTTTCTTCTGGTAAGCTTCGACGCTGGTACTCTGTAGGCAAGCTCTGTTTTTGGGCGGTCCATACCGTCTTGTATTGGCTTGAAGAAGAACGGGTAGTTAAGGGATATTGGTACAACCTTATCGGTGAACATCTTTTTAGCGTCAGCCCCAGATTTGGACAATATGCCGAACCGTGAATCAGATGATATTGTGGCCATGTTAACAGTTTCCCCTGATGCCATGAATGAAAAGCCAGAGCGTCTGTTCTTGAGGTAGGCCATTCCATAACAACGCTGGTCGGCTTTACACGCTTCCCAGAATATAAAGAAAAGCCTATTTGACTCTCTGTAATCGGCTGCGCCAACATCAATTTTACTCCACTGCAAGTACATGTAATGAGTGCCAGTGATATAAGTAGGAATACCTTTGTTATAGAACCAGAAACCTTCATCACGTCTTTTAAATTCTGTATCAATGTAATCATACCATTGCTCTTTAAAGTTAGATGGGTAACGATCCCAATCAAATACACTTTTTATTTTAGATAAAGCTTTAGGATATTCTTCTTTAACCCACATTTGTTCTTCAACTTTTTTAGAAGAACTGTAAACTTTTTCATGCATCAATGGTAATGCTATTCTTAGGTTTTGTATCTCAATGATATCACCTACAGTACCATCTTTACTTATAATTATAATATCGTTTTCGACATCGTAACCATACTCCCATTTTTTATACCTATTATTTTTTTTAATAACACTAGGTTTTATATGGTCTTTTATTATTTTAACTAAAGACTGATCGTACATTACCTTGATCTACCCTCAGCAAAACCTTTAAAACTTTTTTCTTTAGTTTCTCCAGGTTTATCTTCAAGCATATTTTTTTCTTCGTCTATTCTAGATAGTATTTCAAAAGCATCGAATATAGCTAGCTTTTTAGTAGCAGCTGCATTCTTAAGTCTATCTGCAGAAACATCATCTTCAGTATTAGTGATGATCTTTTCCTCAGCTACCTTAATAAGCTCGTTAACTGCTTTTTGCCCAGCTCGGATTATATTCCTTCTCGTTTCCTTTGAACTCATACTTAACTAAAATATCATTTGATTGCATACAATATAGTCTTTGTTTATCTATAATAAACTCAAACTCTCTATTAGATTTAAAACCAACTAAGTCACCTTCGTTAATACCTAGTGACGTTAAAGTTTTATTTCCTATCTTTACTATACCTTTATTTTTCTGCTCTGGCTCTTGCGACCATTCATCGTTATTTTCAATTGGTATAATAAAACAATGTTCACCTACCGGTAACCATTTAACCATACGTTTATAAAGATATATTTGATCGTATTGACAAAGGTATTTATTATCGCCAAATGTTTTGCTACTATCTACTTCTTTACCTTTAGTATTGTAATATCTTCTAAATACATTGTGATGTATAATAACTTCATCACCTTCTTGTATTGGTGTTGTGAAAGCAGTAGGTATTGTAAGCACCGTTGCTTTTCTATTTATTAACTTAAAGTTTTCTATACTAGAATTAACTACAAGCTTATCACCATCTATATCAACTTCATTGCTATACCTATTTCCTTCTGGCATAACTATAAAATCAAAAACGCTTTTCATTAATATTCTAAATCATATTCAACAGATATAGCCATGTTAGAATTAAACTTCTTCCATGGCAATACCTCGTTGTTTTTCTTTATGAATATGTTATAAGAAGCGTCAGGTTCTTCGAACATTATATGAGAGATCTCATGTCCACCATACACCTGCTGACCTACAGCATAGTGCATAGCTTCGTTCTTGTAATCAGAACCAATACTAATTTTCCTTATAACAGTACTCATTAGTCCTCTCCTTTTACAACTGAAAGTTCTTGAGCATCTTCAGCTTCAACCTCTTCATAACTACCGTCTTCAAGGTTAATACTAATAGATCCGTATTTATCTTCTAGTTGCTTTTTGGTTTCTTCAATACCTTCATTAACACCAGCGATCTTATGCAGCAAAGCGTGCTTGTTGGTTTCTAGTTGACCGATTTGATTGATGATACCACCTAGTTCTGTTTGTTGTTCTTTAATAGTTTTAAGCTCTTCAGCTGTAATCATGTTTGACATTTGATTTGATTTAATTGTTTAACTTACTTATTATCACTTGATTTCTTTGATTTTTCCCAAGTTCTACCTACGAAGTACGCGCCGTATACCGTTATTAATAGTGATTGAAAAATTGGGATATAATCTTCTGCTACTACAAATCCACCTACGTTACCATCAGCAAAAGCTAGAATAGTAAATATAGATGTAAGATACACAAGTACAAGTGGCCGAATATTTTTAGATAAAAATGAATCTGATTGCATATCCATTTTCCATCTTTCAGTAACTTGCGCTTGTGCGTCTTGATCTGCTTTTTCTAATAACTCTTGAATCTTTTGCTTAGCAGCTAATCTTTCCTCATCTGTAGTTGTGAGCTTGTCGATTACATTACCTACGTCTTTAATTATACCACCTGATAAAAGACTTAAAAGTTTTTTCATTATGTTTTTATTTGATTTGGCATACTTAAGTACTCTGGAATCCCTTTGCTACCAACAGTACTTCTAGATTTTTTTCTCATATACCTAAGAGTTTCAGGAGCTCCTTTTTCTTCTCTCATTTGTTTTAATCTACTAAGCTGCTCAGAAGGTTTAGTGCCGTAGCCAAGGCCAGCTTCACTTTGTTGTTGACTGCCGGAGTAACCTCCACTTGATAGTGTATCTTCTATATTTTTAAAAGCTTTATCCAGTTGAGCTCCATATACACCAACTTTAGAAGCGTCACCAGTTACAGTAACTCCTTCACCTGATCTTTCATCTATTTGTTTAGCTGGTGATCCAGCTCTTTTATCAATAGGCATGTCTTTCATTAGGTCTTTCTTCTCTTGACCAGCAGACTCCATGTGCATAGCAGAACCTTCCATCATTAATCCTGATGGTTTACCTTTTTTATCGTACATCTTAATACAAGATGATTTCTTCATAGGGGATTTTTTATACGGCATTTTAATTATTTTTTTAGTTTATCTTTTAAATTTACTTTGTATCTAGTAAGATGTATGGTTTTATTTAAATCACCACTAAACTTACAGATTAAATTATTTTTGTCTTTTAATTTATATTTTACTTTTACAAGGTAACCATTAGCTGGGTTAAACAAGCGTGTTACAAATGTTTTTTTGTTTCTTTTAATTATCTCTTCATGTATTGTATTATCAGTACTTGGACTGTAGTTGACAACTTCTGATACACCATAACTACCAGTGTAGATCATTGTGATGTATTTAGAAGTTTTACTTTGCCACCAGCCACTAAAATCGTTTTGGCTATACGTTGATACTGAAATTAAAATAAATGATAGTACTAAAAATAAATTTTTCATAATATTAGATTAGATTGTTATACTAATATTATTACTTATTTTTTACGTTTTATAGGTGTTTCTACTACATATTTAGCACCTGGAAAATTATAATCGTAACCAGGGTGCATAACTTTCGTATAGCCTCTATCGTCCGTGCCTAACACTTTAAAGTCAACTCCTTTCATTGTTATCTTGCCACCTAGTATCTTATTAGTTGACTTGTTAACATCAGGGCTGTTTCTTAAATATCCTTTCTTAGATGGCTTCATTTTGATTTGCTGTAAGCTTCTTTTTCCCAAGGTAAATTTTTAGCACCTTCTTTAATACTAGATCGTGGTATTACTTTACCTTTCCAGTAAACATTTTTATCGTCATAATCAAGATCACCGCGCTTCATTTGATCTATGTGGATCATCTCGTGATCAACAACTTCTTGTAATTTAGCTGGTGAAACATTTTTATTTATAATGATAGTACCATTGTTGTTAGCTTTACCTAACACTCCATCTTCCATATCAACATGATACACAGGAGTATTATCTATTGAGAACGGTGGTGTTAGTTTAAAAGACATATTATTTGTAGCAATGTGCTTTAGCAGGTGAACCATGATGCTTCTTGTCATACTTCATGTCACCAGCTAGTTTAGAGATATGCTTCTCATCATCAGTCATCTGCTTGTCGCTACCACCATGCTTAGCATCGTAATTAACGTCACGCTTTAAATAATCAATATGTGCAGCGTCATCTCTTACAGCTGAGCCATAGTTACTTTTAGTAACTGGAGTTTGCGAATGTCTTGCGTTGCCAGTATATTGGCCGTAGTGTCCTTTTCCCATAATTACCATTTTACCTTGTCAGCCCAGTACGCAGCAGACATTTT